GTGATGCTGCGGGTGATTGGGCAGTGCTTGGCCAGCACGGACGAGTAAACACCGAGGAGGTGTTTTTGGAGGGACTGCTCGCTGGCGTTTAACATCATCTCGGCTTTCAAGCCGCGCGCAGACAGTAAGAGCTCCGCGCAGTAATTGGGGGCCCAAAGGGAAGGGTGGTACCGCTTGGCTGCGTTGAGAGTGCGGAAGTACAGCAGCTGGGGGTCCTTAACCACGCCCCACTTACTGACCAACCAGCCGCAGAAGGTGGGCTTGCGAGATGTCAGGAAGGTCTCGACCAGGCGATATTTCTTGCAGACGCGGTTCCAAAGGGGATTGAGCTTCGGGACGCCGCAGACAACCTTATCGTCACCACCGTACATCTGGCTGAAGTGTTTAGGGATGTCGTACTTCAGGTGGGAGAAGCCGATGTTGGCGGTGGTGTTGAACAGGAAAGTCCAAACCTCCCCGGTGAAGCGCATGGTGGCGAGATGGCCCAACCGGCACTTGAGGTCCAGCTTGCGTTGCCTGTAGTCAGTGACGACCGTGTCTGGGAAACCGCAGTCGCGCATGAGCTTTTCCTCGAAGCGGAGAAAGCTGCTGTCCTCGCTCTGGTCGAACGCCGTAAAATCGCCTTCAAGGCACTCGGTGTCCAAACCCCACTCCTGACGGCAGAACTCATCGAGCTGGTGCTCAGACGCCTTGCAGTGGACGTGGACGTTGCTGGGCTTCTCTCGCAAGAGCTTCTCCGTCATGTAGCGAGCGTACGGGCCGAATTGGAGGATGATGGAGCTCTTGAACGAGGCGATTAGCTGGCCGGCTTTGGCTTCCATCCCGCCCACGGTGCGGCTGGCAGCTGCCTTGGTGATCTGCTGGTTCTTCATGAAGAGCTGGACGAAGTCATCGGGCCAATCGGGGTCAGAGCGGTCGCTGTTGTTCTCCAGGGTCCGGGTGGGTTTTGACAGGAAGACTCGCTCGTTTTCCTCAACACAGCGCTCGAACAGAACCGGGTCGAACTCTTGTTTGCTCCAGCCGGGGAACGCGTTGGTGAAGGCGGTGTAAAGGAGCTCGCCGGAGACGTTGGAGAGCTCGTACTCGCGGCGGTTGGCGGCAGCAGAAGCTAAGCGGAGGCGCTTCTGGTAAGTCCAAGCCTCAGTCACGCCGTCGTCACCGCCGTTTGCGTGGTGAGGGAAGACCTCGCCAAGTCCCTCCGTGCGGAACTGGAGGGTCTTGTTCAGGGAGCGGGGCGGGTAGGCTTCGCGGTCCTCGGCCATGCGTAGGTGGGCGTCGAGTTCGATGAGTGGGTCCACCTCTACGATGTTGGGAGACACGTGCGAGCTGATTGGGGGGTTGCGGATGCTAGGTGGCACGGTCTCGGCCGCAGTCGGTGGGAAGTGGTGGAAGCGGCCGCTGAGGTGGGTAAAGGCGTCGGGGTCCTTTGGCGGCTCATCAGCCCCTCCAAGTGTGGGGAAGGACGTGCCCGGAGGACAGCTGAGAAGGTGGCGGGGGGTCTTGTCGGCGAGGTGGGCCGTGCAAGCGCGGCGGAGCGGCTCCGCGTCCTGCTTGCTCAACGCGTAATGGATGAGAGCCTTTGTGATGGGGCTAGCGTTGACTTCGTCTCCGATGGTTGCAGTGACGTCCAAGATAACGTGGCGAGAAGCCCGGGTGAGAGCCGTCCAAACCCAACCATCCGTGAGGAGGCAGAAGGCGGAGTCGATGTGGAGAACGACGTCCTCGAAGGTGCCACCCTGGCAGCTCTGAACCATTTCCGACCGCTGACCGCACTTCGCGTACAAGTTGTTGAGGGCGTCTCGCGCTAGCAGGTGAACCGCCTTCCTGCTGATGGTCGGTCGTGGGCGGTTGCGGATAGCCTGCTGCTGCTGGTACCGTAGAGATTGGGCTCGCCACTGCTCGTGGAGGGTCGCCGGGGCGCTCTTCGCTGGCTCCGGTCCGGGGGGGCGGACGCGGATGGGTTCGGCATACACCATCAGCTGACCTGCCGTTTTGCTTGCGCTCGCGAGCCCAAGCTTCGATGCGATGGATGGCACGGTGCGATAGGTGGTGAGGCGGTACTCCGTGGCGGTATGCTCGACCGTGCGGAGAAGTGGGGGGTGGTCGGCCGACGCATTGAAGCCACCGCTGTAAGTGTAGCTGCCCTGTGCAGGGTCACCGGTGATGATAATGAGGTCCGGGCGGACAGCAGCCGACCAGCACACCAAGTCGAGGTAACCGTTCGGGAGCATGGACGCATCGTCGAGGATCAGGACGCGTCGGACACTTGCGGGTTCGAGGAAAGGCATCTCAAACGTCCGGACGATGAAGTCCTCCAGCGGCCCAAGATCGAGCTCGCGTCGGATGCTCTTCCGGAGGAAGTCGGTGGCCGTGACGATGCAGAACTCCTGCGCGTTGAACTTACCGGAGCGTCGCAGAGCACGGATTGCGTCCCACACAGCTTTGGACTTGCCGGAGCCGGGCACGCCAAAGAAGGAGATGGTGGGCACACGTGGTTGGGGGCGTTGGGCAACGTGATACTTGAGCTGCTTCTTGATGTTCTCTCCGTTCTTCTGGCGGTTGACGGTCCCTATCCGGCCAGCCTTGTAGTCCTCAAGAAAGTCCAGGGCTCTGCGCTTGTCCGCGGTGAAGAAAGTGTGGATTGGTGGCAAGTGGGAGCAGATCGGGTGCACGTTCAGGGGCTTCTGACTGTTGCCACCGCAGACGGTCTCCGGGCGGAAGAAACCATCCTCGTCCTCGCTGCTTC